TGTCACCCGCTAAATTGTCCGCTTTACGAGGCTTTGGTACAGCAATGGCAATTCAACGGGCGATCGCTAACGCTGAGGGTTCGGGATTCCGTTCACCTATCTACTCCGATGAGGATGCAGAGAAAGTCCGAGAAGTGTGGCAGCAGATCGGAACCGGTGGCGTTTTCAGTGACTTAGATGAGAAAGAGTACCAGAAAGGCGGACCTTACTTTGATCGACCTTACACTGAGTGGAGTGAAAAAGTGGAAAGCTATTATGGTAAAGAAGGACTTGAGTATCATCCACAGGCCTGGGAAGATGAAAACGACCTAATGCGGAAGTGTTTTATGGAGGAGATTTCGCACGCTCAAACCAATGGGAGGTCTCTCATTGTACCATTAAGCATTTCGGATGCCGTAAAAGCGAGTCGCAAAAACACTAACCTCGGATTTCCTGATGTAACAAGCAACTGGACTGGTTCAACACTGTCTGGGTACATCGGTCGTAGTGCAAAGCTTCTTGCCGGCCAGTCATCTCATTTGTATCCGTTCATTCTCTTTAAAAGAGTGCAGCCGGGCGGGCCGCAACCGAGCGATGCAAAGCAGAGACCAGTGTGGGGAGCAGACCACGCTGAAACCTTTGCAGGGATAGCTGTGCTACGGCCTCTGCTGGAGAAATTGCGTTATATAAAAGGTTACCAACACCTACTAGGTATTGATCCGCTCGAAGAGGAGTTGAAGATGGAACTGCCTGTGTGGAAACACAAGTTCAGTCTGGATCTCAGCAGCGCTGACGCCAACTTCACTCCACGTCTAATTCGTTTGGGTCTTAATGCAATAGGCCAGCTCGTAGTCTTACCTGAGGGTTACCTAGCCCAGGTAATGGAGTACTACACCTCCGGCGCATTGCTAACGCCAACAGGCTTAATTGAAGGTACACATGGTATGCCGAGTGGAGTGGCTTTCACTAACTTGCTTGAAACTCTCGTTTTCAGAATGATAGCAAGGTATGCTCTATACAGTCAAGGAATCGAAAGATTCGAAATCTATCAGAATGGAGATGATGGACTTTATTTGACTCAGACGGAAGTGCAAACCGATAAGTTAGCCCAGTCCTTTGCGGAATTTGGGTCAGTAGTGAATGAAGCTAAATCACTTAACGCGCCTGACAAATGCTCTTACTTGCAGCGGCACTGTTGGGAGGAACATCAATATCAGGCGGTAATGAGCACTTCGCGAATGCTGGTGAGAATTCTCTATGGCGAAAGAGATCCAGGTATAGCCAAAACAGGCCTGAGACCTCGAGACTTCTGGACGTTAAATACAATTGTTAAGCTCGAGAATTGTAAGAGACATCCGAACTTCGAGAAGTTCATTGAATTTGTGCGTAGTGGCGATGAGGGTCGGTTAAACCCAAGTCCAGTCATGGACGTAAACGTCACAGACTTCGAAGGATATAACCCAGTTGGGGGTGAAGTCGCGGAATCCGCTGGATTGAACGGGTTTGAAGTAGTGCGCTACCTGTTATCCGGAAAGCAGAACGAACGGGGGCCGCGTGTAGAGAAGGTGCACCCTTAGTGAACCCGGCTGAAGAGTAGTATTGATGGCTGCTCGGGTCCTCTCCTCCTACGGAGGAC